CAGGAATCGGTTGTTCTGTACTGAAAAGCCGCCGACGCCAGCAGCCGCAAAGAAATCACTAAAGGTATTTGTCGTTCCAAGGCCGTTGTTGCAGAACCTTGCACCGAGAACCTGAAGATCCGTTACAGCTACGTTGTTATCGCGGACTCCCTCTTGCTGGTTATTGAAAAATAGACCGCCATTGATTTTGATGCGTGTTCCAGCATTGGCCAATAGACCCTGCAAACTGGATTGAAAGGTGCATCCCGTGCATTCCATTCCAAAGACGGAATCTATCTTCATGGCTGGCTTGGTTATTCCGCCTTCCATTGTCAATCCGGTAATACGGATATTGGATGGGGCATTTCCAGCATTAACCAATTCGAAGTGAACTGGAATAACGTCTGTCCCCCCGCCCAAGTTCGCTACGGCTTGACCTCCGATGATGTCTAACGAGTCTGTACCGTCTTGAATGCATATTAGAGCGTCTGCTACGGATGCTCCGCCATTGCTATCCCAAACGCCTTGGACAAATGAGTTTGAAGCTACGTTGCCAGTTGCTACGCCTCCGGTCTTGGTCTGGCAATTCCATGCTGCACCAGAGCCACCGCCGCCAAAGCGCATCGAACGGAAGATGTTGCCTCCCGAGCTAGTGGCAGTATCGAGATTCACCCCGTTCCATGTTGGCAATATGGCAATACGCTCAAATTCATTATCCCCACCAGATACCCGCAGGCCACTCCCTGCCGTCCGCACTACCGCTGACTGAATCGTGAAATCAGATAGCCGGTTTTTTACAGCCAGAGTCCCTAGCGCAACTACATCTGCCGTACCTGATGATGTAGTAATGATTGTGCTTTCTTCGCCACAACCAAACATCGCGCTATCCGTGGCCGTCCAGTTTATTCCCGGACTTCCGGCGAGTGTGAACACCACATTGCATGGCAAAAGGATCGTCACCAGATTGTGGTTTACTGTAACGCTTGCCGCTGCCGCCGCTGCACCCTGCATGTTGGACATGTCGCAGATGCCGCCAAATGCGCCATTTAATCCATTGGTGATGTTGACGATGCAGTTATTGAGTTTTGCGCCAGCGTCCGCGCCCGCTTCTAGGTCAACCATCCGGCGCGTGAACTGGAAAGACAGTGCTGAGATATTTCCAGAAAGCGTCTTGTTTCCATTGATGGGATTCTGCGCATTAGTCAGATCGACATAGCCGCCTGTGACATCTGCCTGTGCTACAGAACCAAAGGAAGGATTACCAGCCGCATTTCCGTGCAGTACCGTGGTAGTAGTTCCTTGATTAGCAAAATCAGCCGATGCCAGAGTTGCCGTGCTGCTGGAAGTAATTAATCCCTTAGCGTTGAATGTAACCTTGGTTGCCGTGGCTGGAGTCGCAACGGTAGCCAGTGTAAAAGCGCACCCGCTTGAAGTAACATCGCCCGTTGCCGCTGGCTCTTGAGCGCATGACCCTACACCGGAAATATCAGTGAATGCAGGCTGTGAAGCAGTGAAGAGTCCAGTTGTGGAATCATAACTGCGAATCCAATTGCTTGCCACGGCAGCTTTGGTTACTGCCAATTGCGGCAAGCTGGTTAAATCAGTGTAGTCAGGCTGCGTCTGAGTAAAAAGGCCAGTCACGGAACTGTAGGAATTCAGCCATTTATGAGTTGCATTCGCCAGTGTTGCAGGGAGTGTTGGAGTCCCTGTAATGTCCGTATAGGCTGGCTGACTGGCGGTAAAAAGTCCCGTGGTCGAGTCGTAACTTCTTAGCCAATTTGAAGTTACTGCGGCTTTCGTGACTGCTAACTGAGGCGAACCGCTCAGCTCTGAATAAGCAATCTGCTTTCTCAGAAAATTTCCGCTTGCGTCTATGCCTGTCAAATATTGATTACTCACCGCTGCGTTGGTCGCCAGTTTGCAATCTGACGCCAAAGTTCCTGCATTGTCAGCGCAAACCAAGGCACCAAGAACATTTAGGATTGTCCGCTGCGTAATCGCTACGCTTGCATTTTGGATTGTGGTATACCCACCACCGCCACCCGATGCGCAACCAGTCCCCGTGCAGATCCCATTGATAACGACATCGCCAAAAGTGGTCGTCAGCGTGAAAGTGTTCAATCCTGTGAACGTGTTATTTGTATCCAAGGCGGGAAAAGTATGGCTCTGCCCGAATGCACAAATTGACAATAGAATAAGGGCAATAAGAATCGAAAATTTATGTATGTTAGGAGGCATGTTATGATTCTTCGAGGGAAATTTGTAGCTCAATTGGTAGAGCAGCTTTTGGCTCCTCTGATGTCTCGGTCGCTCCGAACTCAAGGGCTGTATGAGTTGGTTGCAGGTTCAAGTCCCGCCAAATTTCCCTACGCACCTTTTGAAACCTGCTTAACCAATCGTTCTACTGGTTTGTAGTCAGGATCGGCATTCAAATACGCATCTACAACGCGCCAAGGAATCGGATCTGATGTTTGAATTTCGTAAACTCGGTCGCGGGATCTTCCCAAACGCCGCCAGATGGCCCTTTTTCTGAAGTTTCCCATGGCCCCCGCGCTGAGGTCGTATTGATTTGACCAAGTGTGCCCACCATCATCTGACCATCGTAAAGAAATAGTCGGTTCACGGGTGACTAAGCCTTGATTGTCCGATTGCAGAAGACCGCCCAGAGTCACCGAAAGCCTGTAATTAATCGTTCCCGTGATGCTCACCATCTCGGTAAAAATTGGATAAGCAGCATTAAAAGCCACGGAATTTGTACTTAAAACCCCGGTATTTGAGATAACTACCTGCCACGATGCAGTGTGCGAACTGTCAGTCATGAACAGTGTTTGCGCTACACCAATGGCTCCCGCGGTTGTTTGAAGCGTTCCATTGTCATTTATAGTTAACGCCCAGAGTGAAGCGTTGGGAGCGGCAAGAATGATCGTTGTCGGAATCGTCTGGCTGACAATAGGAATGTTTGAGCCTACGCCTGTTTCAATATCCACTTGCAAGGAAATATGCTGCTGCCATTCCTGTTCTTTGGAAACATGCGGAGCGCGTCTCAGTCTTTGGATTGGCATGCCGAAGTCATCGGCAAAAAGCCAGCCACCAGCCCCGTCTGAGACTGGGATTGCCATTTGGTAAATGTTTCCAGAGTCCCAATCACCCACCAGATGTTTACCGAAGGCGTAAGTGTGGCAATTACTTCTGTGGGCATAATGCACTCCATTTTCTAAATGATCGCGTTCATGCCACATGCTTGTGGCAACATCAAAAACCCAAGTCGCTCCGCGTCCGGAATTAGCTGAAGGAAAGTAAACAACCCAAAACGCATGGCCTTGATCCTGATAAGCATAAGAAATAGCGTCTGAAATCGTTGGATAGCCTTGCCATGCATACTCAATTGCGTGATTTGTTACCCTAATCGGTGTGTAGCCTTGGGCCTTCCATCCGATTCCGCCACCGTGCTCATTTGCGCCAATCCAGAATGAAGTGTTATCGAGTTTCGTATTTCCGAATACTGCGCCCGATCCCTGCTCAGCGAATGCTCCATTGATAGGCAAAAAAGGCGTATTTGGATCGCCAGTATTGGCGTAAACTATGCTCTGCTTTGCCCCAAAAAGGCAGATTTCCCGATGATCGACATGCATGGAGAGCACGTTATCAGCAAAAAAGTTGACTTGCTCAACATCTGCAAGGCTCCAAGTCGTTGCGTCGAGCAGGGTAGAGAACTGGAAGACATCTGAATTATCTTTCAGCGCCAGATAGTAGCCGTCTGAGTAAGCCACAATGCGCGGGCTGACCATGTTGAGCGGCTGGATAAAAGAATTGTCCGCAAGCGTTAGAGCGTACCCAATTCCCCCGGAGGCAATGAGAATGTGTAGCGGGCCTCCTGTAATTGAGGCCATAAGGCCATCATTCGCCACTGCCCCCCGGTTTGCAAAAGTGCCATCAGTAAATATTTCAAAGAAAGTAGAGCCTGCCACGGCGAACGTGCGACCGTTAATCGTGAACAGGCCCCTTAACGGTGAATCTGGCAACCTGGAAAACACCGTCAAGCCGGGAGTCGGATACAGCGCAAAGCCTGATTTACCTTGCTGGCTCTCGATGCTTTCGGGATACCAGTTGCGGCAAACCTGACAGTCTGCATTGACTGATTGCGAAGAATAACTACCCGAAACGAAACCAAAACGCGCCATATGTATGTTAGTATCTAGCTATGAACACTGAAAATTGGAAAGCAGTTGTCGGCTACGAAGGTCTTTATGAGGTTAGCGACCAAGGCAATGTAAAGAGGGTAGGAGCATGGACAGACGGCAGAAAAAACAGAGTGCGCGGTGTCAGAAAACCATCTCCATCCAAACGGTACAGCCGAATTACTCTTTTCCGAGATAAAACACATAGGGAATTTGCCGTTCATCGTCTCGTATTGGCTGCCTTTGTTGGCCCTATTCCTTTCGGGTATGAGGTAAATCACAAAAATGGAATACACAGAGACAACAGGCTTGAAAATCTAGAATATGTAACGCATTCAGATAATCAAAAGCACAAGTACCGCATCCTAGATTGCCCCACGCGCCCCGGATCAAAGCACCATGCGGCCAAACTCACAGAGGATGATGCTTTTGCTATCCGTGCTCTGCGAAAGAGACAATGGAAGCTAAAGGACATCGCCAAAGTGTTCGGAATTGCCGTGCCAACGGTATGCTGGATAACCAAAAATAAAACATGGCGGCATATTTAACGGCCAATTAACCAATTAAACCTGCTGCCACCCGTTGCGGTAATAGCGGGATCGACGCGGGAAATTACATCTTCACTATTCAAAGATTTCAGTGCCCCCTTGCTTGCCAGAGCTTGTGCTAAAACTTCTGGCCTGATACTCGCGCCGAATTCAGGAGCCAAATCAACTGCCAGGTTATAACGCGCCGCCTTGAAATATCCGGGTGGAAATACCAAATCAGTTGCTAGCGTTGCGGCCTGCGTAAGTGCTGCCCATGTTCCTAAAATCGTCTGATTTGCGACTGTCGGCACGGGGAAGTAAGACAGCGTTCTCAGTGGAAATCCGCCATCGTCATAAACGCCTTGCGGGATTGTGGTTGTAATACTCTTGACTGGAATCGCCTGCCACTCTGTATCCGTAAACATCTGGATTGGTAACTCAAGCGGCTGAGCAGGATTATTCAGAATCACCATGGAGATATATTCAATCCGGGCAGGACGTGTCATGTTGAATGTTCCGCCCGTTCCCACGGTGTAATTCTGAGTGCCCGGAACCAATGTAAAAGTGTCTCTGTTGAGCGTGAAAAGTGCGAGATGTTCTATGCCCCATGCTTCTACCATCTGGTTAAAAATCACCAGAGAGTCTGCTGCTTCCGCCGATGAAGGCGTTTCCCCTGAGGCCAAAACGCCTATCAAGCGGAGCGAGCTGCTAATGAGGTCAATCGTCTTCATTTAGTTATTTGTGTTTGGGTGGACGGCCACGGCGGGGAGAATCAGGATTGAATTCGCCTTCAGGTTCTTCTTCTTCGGCGGCTTCAAACTCTGCGGCTTCGGCCTTTTCTTCTGCTTTCTTTTCTGCCTTGAGTTCGGCCTTGGTCTGAGGTGCAGGCTGATTGAAATTCGGGCTGTCTAGCCATTCGCTGCCGAGTTCCTTTTCTTCGGCTTCGCTGTGAACTACTTTGTGAGTCTGAGTGGGATGGTATTTAGCTTTGGGATACATGCTTTCTCCTATGACCATTGCAGTTCAATTTCGCCTGCGGTTGTTCCTGCGGTTACGACCTGCAACCCGTAAGAAAAGGGCATCGGACGGGTTAACAGTTGACTTCCCACTGCTGGAATAGTCATTGCCGTTGATCCAATCAGCGGGGTAAAAGTTCCTTGAGTTAAACTGGGGCCATCATTGAGTTGAAGCGTCCAAGATGTTCCGGCATTAGCAATAACAATCTGCTCCAGAACCCCGGCCCCGGTCTTGATTTGCGTTGTCGCTTTGTTAGCAATGGTGGTGACTGGCATTAGATGACTCTTTCCACTACCACTGAATAAGCCACAGCGCCAGCGCCCGCCGAAGCCGCCACAAGATTTGCACCAAGCAGGGTTGCCCCGGTTGTGCGAATCAGTGAAGATGCTCCCTGAATCGCTCCCGCAGTCATCGTTGAACTGGTTGAAATAGTGAAGGTTCTCGCGCCTTGATCGTCAGTAAACGTCAGCGCAATGGCCCATGATGTCGCAACCGTGATTGTGGTTGTTACAACCGCATAAACACTTACGCGGTATGTTCCAGCAGTATGGCCTGAAGGCAAAAGCGTAACTACAGCGTTAAAGCTGCCGAAAGCCAAAGCAGCGTTGTTAATTGATGTTCCAACAATAGGTGTAGTGTTGGCGAAATTGGCATTGATCGCATTCATTGCATCTGCATCAAATGCGCCCTGCCTGAAGAGTGCTGGTTGTCCCGGCATTTAACTGCCTCCTTTTAAAATATTGGGCTGGTAATCCGCCAGCCCTCGGAAGCGGTTAAGCGAGTCGCGACGGATGCCATTTGCCAGAACCTTGGTCAAAAACGAATGTGACCGAAGATGCAGCAGTTGTGGCTGTGCCAGCAACAGCGATGTTGCCAGTAGCGTCCCAAGTGAGCCCTGCGCCGGAGCCATCAAAGACAATGGTGATTCCATTGCCTTCAATGTATCCAGCGGGAGCGGTGAGAGTTTTCAGGATCACGGTTCCCGTGGTATGGAAAAGTGGGCCAGATGCCACAATGGTATTCGCCATAGTTACGGGAGCAGACCATCCATAACCAGAACCGCTGGGACTTGCATCCTGTTGTGCTTTGACGGCAGGAACAATCGGCCCGAAATCGGTAGGCAATCCCGCCAAAACCGGACATGATGCGCCGTGAGCAGAAGCCGGAGTTCCAGCAATTCCGCGCTGTACAGGAACCACCAAGCCATTTGGCGGCCCCGTTACCAGCATTGCCTCTGTTTCCACAAACAGATAAGTAATGCCGACTCCAGTTGTGTTGTTAGGGCCAGTGATGCCCGTTACGCTTGCAACCGCGATGTTGGTGTCAGCCGCGCCGCAAGCAGCAGAGAGTGTAGTTGCATTAAAAGCCATTTCATTTCTCCTTTAGCTTGAGGCTTACGAGCAAACCCTACAGGCAAGCTCTTTGTAGAGCGTTACCCAGCCGTAAAGAACGTCAATACGAGTTGGGAAACGATCAGTGTTGATGTCATATGCGCGAACAAGACGAATCGAGATGCCGAGCTGTTTATCGGCAACTCTCGCCGCCATATCAACGCCACCCGGAAGCGGAAGATCAGCGCAGCCCAAAGCAAAAGCATCTTTGTGGAATGCCAATCCCTGAGGCGATGAAGTTGAAGCCGCTCCAAGTACGTTGATGGTTGCGCCGTTTGTGATAGCGGTGATTGCGCCAGTCTGGCCTGTGACATTCTGGAATGGCCCTGAGAATACAACCGGATTGCCAACGGTAATATTCATTACACCGCCGCCAGAGGTCGTAGTATCAGCCGCGACAACGAACTGACGCAGTGCACCAGTAGAAGCCTTGGACTGAGGGTTGACCGCAAAAACTCCAGTCGCACCAGAACCGATGGTGAAGATGTTTCCAGCCTTCAAAACAGGAGTGGTGTTCGTCCAGCCGCCAGTTACGAAGGTGGAAGTGGTTGAACCTGCCAGCGTGAAGGTAGGAGCAAGAATTCCCAGAACGCTCGTGGAGTTGACCGCGCAGTTCTGATCCATTGACCACTTGAAACCAATCGACTCACCCATTTTGCCCGATTGATACTGCTGGGAAATGTCCTGAGATGACTGGAAAAGACCTTTCAAGCTGTCAACGATGGTTGCTTGCTGGGCAGGAGTGATAACCAAAGAGCGCAGATTGTCACGAGGGCAAGCTTCTTCATCAAGCCTCTGGCCGGCCTGAAGATAAGTAAGCAGGGTGTTCGGGATCGTTCCCGGAGTTCCAATGCAGTTGTAGATGTTTACATACTGCTGCAAACCGTCAGCGTCGATGTTGTTGGCGACGTTCGCAACTGCCGGGCGAATGAAACGGTCTGAGAAATCATCCACGCTCAGTCCTAAGTCCTGAGACGTGAAAGCAATATCGACGCCGCGCTGAGTATTCAGGGTCAAAGGCACCTGAGTCTCAGTCGCGTCTTCGATTGAGAGGCCCTGACCAACACGCCCAGAGTAGCGGGCAGGTTTACGGATGTTTAGCACGGTGCCGATTTTGGCTCCGGCCCTCCCGAAGGAGTCGTCAAAGTCTCTGCGTACGTATTTAGTGAACGTGAGATTGTTCTCTAACACGCGAAGAGCTTCGCGGGTGATCATTGAAATTGTTAATAGGGTGTTAGCCGTATAGTTACCCTCGGAGTTGACGTTTCTGCTGACCGTTTCCGAGGCGGCTAATACTTTTGAGTCAGAAAGACTCGACGGAAGGAATTACTTTTTGTTTCCCGTTTCCAAGGCGGGAAGAGTTACAGCCAACTTTTCAGAAGGCCAGGGACAGGATTAGTTAAGCCAATCCTGAAATGCTCGGCTTCGGTGAGTTGCCGATATGCTCTATTTTTGTCAGAGCGTTGGCTTCTCGCTTGGCCTGAAACTTTATGCGGTGATTGGGATTCCAGTATTCTGCGCTACTTGCACGCAGCGGTCATCCCAAAGCTCAATCATTCCAAAATCTTTGCAGCATGTTACTGGCAATGATTGCCCAATATGCTCAACACACCATGCTTGGATTGTGGCAACAGTTTCGGGATTGTTGTCCCAGACGCGGGCTGTGAAAATCTTGACTTCGCGTCCTTCGGCCAGCCAGCTCTTAACCCGCTTGACCATCAGTTCAACCGGAGGGCCAATATGATGAGCCCCTTTCCAGTCTCCATAATGGGCAAGAGTGCCGTCCAAATCTACGCCTATCCAGCCGCTCATCTGCGGAACCTGTCTTTCTCCTGCTTGTCGCGGATTTTGCGGTAATCCGAATAGGGTAATTCGTCAATCGGAACGCTTGATCGCGTTGAGCTCCCTGCTACTGGGCGCGGAGGAGCCTTTGCCCTCGTCGTTACTTTCGGAACCAATACGCTCTCGCCAGTATCTTCGTCTTCCACTTCTTCTGTCGGCATGATGGCCTGTGAAATCTTGCCAATCTCAGTCAGCACAGAAATAATGTCGCCGCTATTGGCTGATTCCATCATCTTTTTGCAGATTGCCGGATTTTTGCCTAGGTAATAGGCCACATCTGGGCCATTTTCCAGCCTCACAACTGCTTGTACCGCAGCATCAGGAATGAGAGTTGAGCGCCCTACAACCTCTTCAAAATCGTCATAGCGCGTCATTGCTTCGGTTACGCGCTGATTGTAGGCAGTGATGACAGCGTTGGCTGCTTGCTCTTGGGCTTTCT